GTGAAGCGTCTGCAGCCCCTGCCAAAATCTGTGCAGCTGTCAATCCATTTCTTCCTAACATTTGCATTGCTTCAGCAGCTTGCGTTGCGGAAAACTCTGTTGTGGCTCCTAGGGTTTTCGCTTTTTCTTCTAGCAATGTGAACGATTGAATGCCCCCTGTTGTGACGGCTTTCATCCCGTTCATACTTTTCTCAAAGCTTGCTGCTGTACTTACAATTGAAGACCCGAAAAGTGCAAGCGGTGCAGTTAAGGACATTGATAAACTTGCCCCCATTTTCTGCATTGCCCTGCCCGACTTTTTTAGGGACTTTTGTGCTTGATTCAGTTTGTTTTGCAAATCTTTTATATCTGCCCCAATCTGAATGTTAATGTCCTTCGCCATAATTTATATTTTAAAAGTGACGGCGTTACACCGTCACACGTTCAAACAAACAATTAAACAAGCCCTAATTTTTTTAATCTTGTGTACAGTTCAAAACCTCTTTTTTGCCCTGTTTTTATCTTTTGCTGTAAATCTTTTTTATCCTTGGTTGCTTGTTCTAATTCCCATTTGAATTTTATTAAATCAGACGGTTTTTTTAAGCGTTTTTTGCTGTCGTGCGGCTTGACGGTCATGAATGAAAGGAATCTTGTTCTCTCCCATTCCTGCTGTTCTTTATTGTTTTGAAATTCATAAAACGATCGAACAATATCAAGTACTGTTTCCAGTTCGCTTTCGTAATATTCAGACAAAGACATCCCAACCTGCCCGACGGCAATCGCTCGAATTTCAGACAGTGTTAAGCTTTGTGAACTTTCTTTGTTTTGTTCGCTTCCGCTTTCAACGCTGCCTTCTGACCGTTTCCCAATTTAGAAACCGCCTCAGTCAATTTTTCAATGAATAGCATAATATATTCGAGATCCATAGAATCGACATCGGACCGTGTCACTTTTAATTCTTGATTTGCAATCTTTGCCCCTTCTTGCAGTGCATAAAAAATCAGTGCAGTTGTTTTTGCATTGAACACGTCACCCGACGACATTTCTTGAATATAATCGAAAAACTTTACTCCTGTTTCTGCTTCAAACTGATGAAAAACTTTTGTATTAAACTTGATAGGGTAGTTTACTTCGTTAATAACGATAAAATCTTGTCTTGTAAAAATCATTTGTTTGTCTGTTAAATTGTTTTAAAAAAGGCTTGACAGCTGAACACTATCAAGCCATAACATTATGAAAAACACCCTTATTTCTATGAAACTGCTGTGTAAGTTGGTTCGCCTGACACTTGAAACTCACCGTCATAACTTACCACGTCATCGTCAGGAAAACTGATTGACAAAGACGAAATCAGACAACTTGCTGTCCATTCGTAATCCCCAGTATTCTCATTTGATATGATTACACTGACAGCTGTTCCTGCTTTAATATCTGCAAACATTTCTTTATAGCCTTCCGTTGCGTTAAATTGGTGCATTGCGGAAAACGATAATGTTGACGTTGTTCGTCCTGCAATGAAATCTGCAAATTTTCCTGAATCTTTACTTGAAGTTTCAATAATATTTGCTGAAATGTCAAAAGACTCTTCAGTTACGAAACCTAAAAGAACAGTATCTATGTAGACTTTCAATACTGTCCCGTTTAACTTTGTTGTTGTGATTGCCATGATTTATTGATTTTTATTTATTTATAAAATTAAACAGGTTCAGTTTCTATTTCGACAATGTCCGCTGTTCCGTTATTGATTAATTCAATTGCTGTTTTCCAGTGAACGTCTAACTGCTCACCAATTCGGACGGTCTTATTTACTACCTTCCAGTCCTTTCTGAATTTTATTAACATTGTTTTTTACTTTTTTGGGTTGTAAAAATATCATCTTGAACGCTTCCGTTGTTTCTTCAGCAAAGCCGTGTTTTATCATTTTGTCGGCTCTTGATTTCAGAATATCTAAAACAGACCCTTCACAAACCATTTTGCCCGAAATTTCCATATTTTGAATTATCTTGATTTTCATGCTTCTTGTTTTTAAGTGCTCAGATAGAATCAATTCTATCTCTTTTATTTTATTAAGAATCAGACTCATAATTTTGTTGTATAAATTTCTTATAACACTCAGGACAATGCAATTTTAACCTATTTACAATCTTTTCTTTTTCTGCTAATTCATGTATTAATTCAACATCCCTGTTGACTTGTTCAATCACTTGAATTTTCAGTTTTTCTAATTGTATGTAAAGCAAATCAGTACTAGTTCTGCGTTTATTTATAAAAGTTAAGGTTCCCCCGATGCCGGCTGTCACTATTGCGATAAGTGCCCAGCCGTCACTCAGAATTTTGATTAAATCGGTCATTCGTTTCTGTTTTGTACTTTTTAGAGATGTGTAAATGTCTTGATATTAACCAATAAACCAGCTAAACGGTTTTTTCGTCTTCATTACTTTCCATTTTTTAGCAACCCAATTTGCTATAATAAAGAACACATGAAGAAGTAATTTTTCAATGTGTCGCCCGAAGAAATCGTAAAGTCCAAATGCGAAAAATAGGTATAGGAACAATGAAACAAACCTTGCCCCGCACACCCAAAAAGTTAAAAAGATTACGACTGAAACCGTTATGACTATCTTTTTAGTTGAGTTCGGTTTTTCATCAAATAGCACTTTTGCAATGCTGTTTGCTAATATTAAGACGAGAATAAATAAAACATATTCTGCCCCAATCCGTTCTGTTAATTCAAATATTTTATTCATAATTTTACTGGTTTTCTTTTTTAGTAGAAAAATGATTTGCGGCGTTTGCTGCACCGTATAAAAACAGAACAGCAGAAACGACTTGAAAAAAGATAATATCATTCATCTTTGAACACATCAAAGCAACAAAGCTGAAGACTAATGATAATAAAGCAATACTGTACTTTCGAAACCCTCTAATTTTCATAAGTTACCATTTTGCTATAATTGACCCTGCCAAAACTTTGATAAAATCAGTTTCTTTTATATATATAACAGACCCTGCATCCGTGTCCGTCACTATTTCGTAAGACGTTGCACCGTCCCATTTTCCACCCCCAAGTTTTATATCCCAAGCCCAAACTTTTGCCCCTGTTCGGGCTTGTAAGTTACAAAAATAAGTGTTTGTTGTGTTGTTGCTCCCCTCGTAATTTGAGGATAAATTACACCCTAGTAGAATACTTTTTGAACCCGTTACATCTGTCACCGATTGGTCTTGCCCCCTGTAATTTCCGTTTATTCTGACTATTTGTGTTGTGTCGTGAACGCTTGACGCTTGACTTGACACGTTGTTAATTCTGTTGTACCCGTCGGCATTGCAATTGATTTCAGCGACAAAATTGCAATGTGTATAGTTTAAAATGTCGCCGCTTGCCGATTTTGAAAAATTACTACTGTGCAATACAATTTGTTTTGCGTTTTCACTTTTAAAAACATGAGATTCACTCGTATAATGTACGTGACAATTTCGCATTATGATTGTATCATTTTTAAAGATTTGCCGACCATAAATATTTACATTTTCAAGATATATTTTTGTGGATAATTCACTATATCCAATTCTATTTTGTATTTTATACACAATCATAAACAAATCGGCATTATAAGACCCAACCCTTGTTTGAATGTACAGTTTTGTCCCGTCATAAAAATAGCCTTTTTCAGCAGCTGACAATGTTAATAGGCTACTATAAACAGGCATTTCCAAGAACGCTCCAAACTTATCCTTTTCTGTTTTATCAAGAAGTGTAAAGAACAAAGCACTTGAGACTGTTGTTTCATAAATATAATTGTACTCACTTGTTTTTACAAAAGATAAATCATTTTCTCCAGAAAAAAGATAAGTCTCATCTTCTCCTATAATATTTAAACGTTCTGTTGGATAAACAGTATTAAAAGCAATTTCAGCATAATCATAAAACCCCGCACCTACATTGATTTGATACCCTGCCCCCGTTGCGTTCCCTGCTTGAATTGCTTTCTTTACAGTCAAAAAAGGTGTTTGCTGTGTTAATCCATCCGCAATATCAGACCCCGTTTTTTTTACAAAAAAAATGGTGTTTGTTGTAATCTTAAAGCTGTCCCTGAAAACCTCAATTCCATCTACCGAAGTATTAAAAGAGTTGTATTTTCTTGAGATTGAAAAAGGAATGTTTGCTGTAAATTCAGATGGCTGCTCAAATATTCCTGAGGCCGAAATTAATGGATTATAAAAATTTAAAAAGGTGTCTAATTTTACGCTTGTATTACTCCCAGAGATGTTTACAGTCTGCTTGTCACCCCCACTTAATGTCTGACCAATTACAATAAAATTAATTGATATAAATAATATTAATAATGTAGCTTTCTTCATAATTATAACTGTGTTACTGTTTTTAAAATTGTGTTAAAATACCAACTACCTACCGCAACCCCTGCTGCTACAGCTGCGGTATCTTCTTCATATTGACCCAGTCTGCTTGCCCAGTTTTCGAAATCCATATTATTAATAAATACATTTGTTGTAGAAATTAAATAATCGCACGCTATCATATAAACTTCATTATCTTCATCAAACCCAACAAATTCTTGATTAAGAAATCTGATTAAATCTACATTGTAATCAATTGAATTTAAAGTAATTGTTCCTGAGTATCTATCAAATTTATTTCGAATAATATCAGCCGCATTTAAAACACTATCTAAATCTGTAGAAAACAAAGAAACCTGAACAGTTACGCGATCATAATCATTAAAGCTTGTCTTTGTTGTGACAGCATCAGTCCCCACGACGCTATAAACTGCCGTATTCCCTGTCGATAAAGAAGCCGATTGAGGAACAACAACAGGAAACACTGCTGTTAAAACATTGCTTATCTCAGTTGTCTGTGTCAATAAATAGTATGTAATTACGTCTGCTCTCATTCGAATATTTTTTGAACTTCTTTTCTTGCGTATTTTTTAACTCCTGCTTTTAATTTCAGCATTACAGCACCAGCTGCCCTGCTCCTTGCCTTATCCATAAACCGTGTTGCAGGAGTCCTTGCTGTTCCGTAGTGCATAAATTTCCAATAAAATGCACGTTTTGCCCTCGAAACCCTTTTTGACCCTTCGACCGATTTCACTTTTGATTTTTTAGAAACAATTGGACCAACCAGAACTGACCTGTTTTTGTGTCCCCGTGCTTTGAAAATCTGAACAGACCGCTTTAAATTGCCTGGATTTACTCTTTTGTAAGACCCACCGCCGTCTGCCATCAAATGTGATTTATTACTTTGCGGTGCTTCCGATTTTATTGCATCTTGTGCAGGTGC